TCGGAAGAAGCCATCAATCGGGTGGCCCGGCTCAAGGTGGAGATCGCCGGCCTGAAGACCGAGGCCGATGACGTGGCCACCCGCATCAACGGTGACGTGGAGAACGCCTTCGCCACGATGTTCGAGCAGATCGGCTCGGGGGCGAAATCGGCCAAGGATGCCTTTGCCGACTTTGCCCGCTCAGTGATCTCGGCCATCAACCGCATTGCCGCGCAGAAGATCGCCGAAGAATTGTTCGGCGGCATGAGCAAGGGCGGCGGTGGCGGATTGGGTGGCCTGATCTCAGGGCTATTCCAGTGGGCCGGCTTTGCGTCCGGCGGTTACGTCACCGGGCCAGGCACGACCACCAGTGATTCCATTCCGGCACGACTGTCCGCCGGGGAATACGTCCTGCGTGCGGAGGCGGTGCGCCGGGTCGGCGTCGAATTCCTGCACGCCTTGAACGGTGGTCTGGCTGCCCCCCGCTGGTTGGGGCCGCGTCTGGCCTTCGCCGAGGGCGGTCTGGTACCGGATATCGCCCAAGCTCCGGCCGCAGCTCCATCGCAATCCGTGCGCATCGTCAACGTCATCGATCCCGGCATGGCGGCCGACTATCTCAATTCCGCAGCCGGTGAAAAAACCATTCTCAACGTGCTCTCGCGCAACGGTTCCGCCGTGCGCGAATTACTGAGGTAAGCCATGGCTTTTACCAGTGGCACTGCCACCGATTATCTCGATCTGCTGAACCGGCTCAAGCAGTTCGTCACCCAGGACATGCTGCCGGCCAACGAGCGCTGGTCGGTCTTGCGCTGGGTACCCGGGCCGCCCGCCGAACTGGTACTGCAGGGCCCGGGACTGGCCGGTACCGAGCAGATCAACGTCGGCATCCTGTCCGAGGCCGGTGCGGACTACGGCAACTGGAAACTGCGCGGCTTCGTCGGCTGGAACCCGGCGCAGACCTTCGACGGCCAGTACAACCCGAGCGGGACGTTCTACGCGCTGCTTATGGCATCGGCCATGCCCTACTGGATCGTGGCCAACGGGCGTCGCATCGTCATGGTGGCCAAGACCGGCACCTATTACGAAATGATGCATCTGGGCCTGTTCCTGCCCTATGCCACGCCGGGCCAGTACCCGTACCCGCTCCTGGTCGGCGGCACGTACAGCGGTTCGACACGCTGGAGCAATTCCTACACCTACCGCAACCATCTGCCCAAGTCACAGGGGTATTCGGGCGCGTACTACGCGCCGACCGGCGTCTGGACCGGGGTGTCGACGATGTGGCCGCACAGTTGGGGCAGCAACACCCGCGAATGCCCCGATGGTTCCTACCCGCTGCTGCCGTTCATCCTGGCCGGTTTGGGCGAGATGGAAGGGTGCTACTGCGTTCCCGGCTACGCCAATGCGGTGGAAAACATCATCAGCGTCGGCGGCGTCGATCATCTGGTGGTGCAGGACGTGTTCCGCACTGGCTACAGCGACTACTGGGCCTTGAAGCTCGCGTGAGGTAAGCGATGGCATTTCAATCCGGCATCACTACTTCGTCCAACGACCTCCTCGACAAGATCCGGCTTTTTGCCACCGGCTCCTGCGGTTACACGCAGCTGATGTATCAGGCGGACGCTGGCTATTACCGGCTGCACCTGCAGCATGCCGCGACCGGGCAGTTCGTCCATCTGCATTCCTACGCGAGCTACGTCGCTTGGTACGGTTCGACGAGCTTCAACAGCGGGCTGGCCTACGGATCGCAGACCGTCGCATCGGGTTCGTACTCCCTGACCCAGTTGTCGGGCAGCGCCGAGTATTTCCTCTTCGGTGGCGACGGCTGGTGTTACTGCATCGTGCAGACGGCCAGCACCACTTACGGTCCACTCATCTTCGGCGCGATCACCAAGGCCTGCACGTTCACTGGCGGTGCTTTCCTGTCGGACACCTACAGCACCTATGTGCGAGCCGACATCGACGGCAATACGAACAAGTGGAAGGTCGGTACCTCCGGCACGGATGCGGTGCGGGCCTTCTACAACGCGACCACGCGCCAACTCGACAGCTATTCGCCAATCGCTTTCAACGGGGTGACGCCGCTTTATCCCGCGACGGTCGAAGTCGGCCGTCCGACGCCCAGCTACTTTTACTCAATGATGGGTTTCGCGCCCGGCGTGCGCTTGCTGCGCATGAACGGGCAGTACGTGAACAAGGACATCGTCACGCTGGGCAGCAGCGACTGGATGGTTTTCAGCATGAGCTACGGCGGTTACGCCTTCCTGAAATGACCACCTACGCTGGAGCCATCCTGCCATCCGGGCTGCCGTCTGATCCCGCCTATGGCGCGGCCTACAAGTTCCTGCCAGCACCCTTGACGTTGCCTTATCCGGGATCTGTGGCCAGCAACCCGCCGAATGCGGGGGCGATGACCAACAATCTGCCGGTCGCCGAGATCGTGGTGGGCTTTGCGGGAAATGTCGTTCGGCAGTTCGAGCAGGACTGGTATCACCACGTCCACCTGCTGCCGGCCAAGATCGCACTGGGCAATCTGCTGTCGACGCAGATGCGCCAGGTCGAGGTCTGGAACGCCCATTTCGCCTCCAAGACCTTGTCGGCGGTCGTGGGCCAGAACGACGGCGGCATCACGCTCGCTGCCCCGGCGAATCCACCGACCACTTACGGGATGCTGGAATCGCGCCTGCACAACGTCTCGGTGAGCCTCGACGGGCCGCCGGTGATCGAGGCGAGTTTCACCTTCCAGTTTCCCGACGAGGCACCGACCCTGTCGATCTCCGGTCGGCGCGTCGTGGTGTTCGGCCTGAAGCCCAACTGGGCGGACGGCTGGCTGGAACGTCTGATGTGGGCCACCGACGTGCTGGCTGCCCGCGATGGCACCGAGCAGCGGGTCAGCCTGCGCGCCAAGCCGCGCCGCTCGCTGGAGTTCTCGATCCTGGTCGGCCGCGACGATGCGGCGCTGCTCGATGTGCTGCTGTCGGCCTGGCAATCGCGTGTCTATGCGCTGCCCATCTGGCCCGACAAGGGAATCCTGGCGGCCACGGTCACGGCGGGCAGCACGGTGATTCCGCTGACCACCACCAATCTCGAATACGAGGCTGATGGTCTGCTGGTGATCGGATCGGACAGCCGCAATACCGAGGCGGCGGAAGTGCTGTCGGTGGCGAGCAATGCCGTGACCCTGAAGCAGCCACTGTTGCAGACTTGGCCGGCAGGTGCGTTCGTGACGCCGGCGCGCACGGCCCGTTTGCGGGTGACGCAGAGTGTGTCGCGCGTGACCGACGCCATCGCCCGGGCGCGTCTTGTGTTCGACATTGCCGGCACCACGGCCATCGCGAAGCAGGAGTCGACGACCACCTTCAATTCAACCCCGGTGTGGATCACGCGCCCGAATCGGGTACGCGATGTCGATGCCGACTACCAGCGGCTGGCCGAAGTGCTGGATTTCGAGACCGGCATCACGGCGGTGGATGACCATGCCGCGCGCCCCTTCGTGCGCCGCGCCTTCGACTACATCTTCAAGAATCGCAGCGAGATCGCCGCCTTCCGGGGCTGGCTGGCCGCCCGACTGGGTCGTCTGACTGCGTTCTGGCACCCCACCTGGGAAGCCTCCATCGTCCCGGTCAAGAAAATACTCTCCAACCAGACGGTCATGACGGTGGCCTCGCGCGGCTACGCGCTCTATTTCAATCCGATGCCGGGACGCACGGAAGCCGCCTTCCTGCACAAGAACGGCACCTGGTATTTCCGCACGATCACAAGTTTCGGGACGGGCACTACTGGTGACGAAGAAGTGATGGCGATCAACCAATCGTTCGGCTTCGATGCCAATCCCGAGGATTGGGTCGCCATCTACTTCCTGGAGAAGACCCGTCTCGACGCCGATCAGATCGAGATCAACTGGCAGACCGACAGCGTCGCGGAAGTCTCGTTGCCGATGCGCTCCGTGAAATCCTGACCGGAAACCTTCATGAGCTACAACACGCAGGAAATCTCGGTGGCCGCCGGCCAGCCGGTCGAACTCTATCGCTTCGTCCTCGGCCAGTTGGTGTGGACGGTGACGAGCGGTCGCGAGGCCATCACCTATCAGGTCGAGAGCTACCAGCCCGCCGTGATCCGCCGCTCGGCGGTCGAGCAGTCACCGGAGTTTGCCCGGAACGGCATCGACCTTGAGTGCGCCCGTGATTTCGCCGTGGCGCAACTCTTCGCGGCCGCGCGCCCGAACGGTGTCGTGTCGGTCACGGTGTTCCGCAATCACCTCGGTGATTCGGAGTACATCACCTGGTGGAAGGGGCGTGTGGCCTCCGTCGCGTTCGTGGGCAGTGCCGCCAAGATTCGCTGTGAGTCGATCTTCACGGCGCTGAAACGCCCTGGCCTACGGGCCCACTACCAGACCGGCTGCCGCCACGCCTTGTTCGATCCGGGATGCGGGGTGAACAACCAAGCCTACAAGTTGGCCGGGACGGTGGCGTCCTTCTCCGGACTGAATGTGACGTCCAGTACCTTCCTGTCGCAGGCATCGGGTTGGCTGACCGGGGGCTATCTGCGCGTTGGTGGCGTGCCACGCATGATCACCAATCACGCGGGCGACACCATCACGCTCTCGGCCGTACTACCTGGCCTCGCCGTCGGGGTGGCGTTCGATGCCTTCGCCGGCTGCGACCGAACGTTTGCTACGTGCCAGTCCAAGTTTGGCAACAGTCTCAATTTCGGCGGGTTTCCCTGGATTCCCGCCAAGAACCCCTTCGCCGGGGATTCCATCGTCTGAGGACAGATCCATGTGGGTACAGATTGCAATCTGGGTGATCACCACGGTCATCGGCATGCTGCTTGCGCCGAAACCGCCGAAACCCGCGACCCCGACACCGGGCAACCTCGATGTGCCGGTGGCGGAATCCGGGAAAGCCATCCCTGTGCTGTTCGGCACCCGGGTCATCCGCCAGGCCAATGTGGTGTGGTACGGCGACGTCAAGACCACCGAGATCCGCCAATCGTCCGGTAGCGGAGGCAAGAAATGATCGTGACCCATGACGATGCCAAGGCCTTCGGCTACTGCAACGCGGGCCTGCGCAAGTGGTTCCCGCGTGACGGCGTGACCTTCGACGATTTCCGGCAGCGTGGCGTGACAGCTGAGTGGCTGCGTGCGACGGGCGATGCGATGGCTGCCCGGCTGGCCGATGAGGTCGAACGGCTGCGGCAGTCGCAGGAGAGCGCGTAAATGGGCGGCGGCGGAAAAGGAGGCGGCTCGTCATCCTACGTTGTCGGCCACCGCTATTACGCGGGCCTGCACTTGGCGATCTGTCACGGGCCAGTGGACGCGGTGACGCGCATCATTGTCGGCGAGCGCACGGCCTGGAGCGGGAGCATCACGTCCTCGCAGACGATCTACGTCAACTCCCCGGAACTGTTCGGCGGGGATTCCCGCGAGGGCGGCGTCCAGGGCTACGTCGAAATCAAACTGGGCGGCGCGGCGGAAACGATCTCGGGCTATCTGCAGCAGAAACTCGGCAGCGTGATTCCGGCCTTCCGGGGCGTGGTATCGATCATCGCCCAGCAGTGCCAACTGTCGGCGATGAACCCCTACGTCAAACCGTGGAGCATCGAGGCGCGGCGCATCCCGGCACCGGCGGCCCTGGGGAGTGGCTACATCAATGGCGATGCGAACCCGGCGCACATCATCTACGAGTGCTTGAACAATGCCACCTGGGGCCTGGGCTACGCCGCCAGCGAAATCGATGCGAGCAGTTTCCAGACCGCCGCAAACACGCTGTCCTCCGAGCAATATGGGTTGTCCTTGCTATGGGATCGCGAACAGCCGCTGGAGGAATTCATCGCCGAGATACTTCGACACATCGATGGCACGCTCTACGTTCATCCGCGTACCGGCAAGTTCGTGCTCAAGCTGGCCCGGGCCGACTACAACGTCGCCAGCCTGCTGGTGCTCGATGCCTCGAATATCCTGGAACTGGAGAGTTTCTCCCGACCATCGGAATCGGAACTCGTCAATCAGATCACCGTTCGTTACCGTGATCGTTCCACCGACAAGGATGCCGCGATCACGGTGCATGACCTGGCCGCGCTGGAACTGGCGGGGGGCGTGGTGTCCTCGGCCACGGTCGACTATCCCGGCATCAGCAATGGCAGCCTGGCATCCCGGGTGGCGCTCGGCGACCTCAAGCAACTCTCGGTGCCGCTGGCCAAGGCGACGCTGATCGCCAATCGGCAGGCGTCGAACCTCAGCATCTGCGACGTGTTCAAGTTCACGTGGCCAGAACTGGGCGTGGCCCAGCTGGTGATGCGGGTCGTGCGCGTGTCGTATGGCACGCTGACCGACGGCCGGGTGCGGATCGAATGTGTCGAAGACATCTTCGGCCTGCCGTCCGCCTCC